GTAATTGTGACCTATCGGGTGATCCTTCATAATATGAGCATCTAAGCCTGAATCAAGGAACTCCTCGTGGGCGTTGAGTTCGCGCAAAGACAGGCGAGCATCGGCATCACGGAAGGCAACAAAGTCATAATCTAGTTCGCAAGCAAGAAATCGCCATAACTTGGCGGTGTGATCTTCAGGTGCATCTGTGTGAATTATCTGAACATTGGGAAACAGGCGCAGGGTCGAGATTACCCAGGAAGGCACCGATTGGCCAACGAAGAAAATCAGGTCATATTCCTCATCCAAAATCTCTTGAGCAATGATGGCGTTTTTGATAGCACCGACTGAGTATCGAAGGTTTGAGCCATAAAGAGAAAAGGATATTGCCTGTTTCATCGGCGCAGTTTTTTCAGTAAGACCTCATATGCTTCTGATTCGATGTAGTTCTTATATGCAAGAGCATCGGCAGAATAAACTTCCTGTGCGTTGACTGCGACATATCCTTCATCCCATTCAGCTTTTCCTGCAACGGGGTGCATATGCTCAACAATCACATCTTCAAGGTAGGTCAAAGCGCCTAAATCCTCGCCCAATTTCTTCCAAAAGTTGTCAAGGTAAAGATGCTTCATATTCGGTGGCACCATTCCATCAAGTGCGCCAACAATATCTGATGTCATTGCAACCATCGTTGGAAGGCGCTTGCCTTGAAATAGGTCATTGCCGTAGGCAAGTGACGGTGCCTGTTGCAACGCCTCGATTAGTTTTGCATCCCAATCGGCGGTGCGTGGGCGGTGGTCATCGCCAATGAAGGTGAAATACTTGTATTTATCGGCATATTTGCGTGCCACATAATTAAGTGGCTTTGCCATACCTCGTGAGTCATTGTTGCAGGTGATTACATAATCATCGCCTAATTCAAAGACATAATCATCTGCCTTTGGGTCGTCATAGTCCACAATAAAGAGCAAGCGTGAGGCAGATGATAGGTCATCGTGACAGGCTAAAAGTTCAACGGCATTTTGTGGTCGCCCACGAGTTGGAACAAGCGTGATCATTTCCATTGTGATTCAATCTCCCCTGCAATCGCGGCATATGCTGCCAAATCTATGAATGAATCCTCATGGTCAGGTGTCTCAATCAAGCGAGCTATTTTCACAAGACATAAACACAAAGCGACCTGTGAAGGTATTATCTCAGTTTCAAGATACACGCTCCACAGGTCGGCAATGCGTTTGTGATTTACATACGGTGATCCATAGTTTTTTTGACGATCAGTATGTGTGAGGCGCTTGGCCTCATCTAAAATTTCCCCCCGATTCATTTCTTACTCGCTACCTTTGCCAAATTCTGTTGACTTGGAATCAAGTGCCTTCAACACAGGGCCGGCAACTGCTGCCACACCTGCGAAAAGGTAGTTCTTCAAAGGCTGATTTGGGTTTGCAAGGTACAGGGCAAGAACTGCTGCTGCACCTGCGCGAAAGTAAGTCATTACAATTGCTTGAATTTTAACTGCATCAAACATCTTTACTCCTTAAAAGTAGGCTTGCCGAATCCAACGATGAACACGGGCAAGGATGGTTGTAACTTTCCCCGATTCTTCTTCTTATAGGCGCGAACCTTACGGCATACTTGACCACCGTTGCGCTGATCGCCCTTCTTATCAGGTGCCGTGTTGCCCTCAATTGTGACAACAGTTCCATCATCCCTAACCTGCAAGACGATGCCAACATGAGAAATTCGGTCAATATTATCTGATGGGAAATCAAAGAACACGATGTCACCTGGCAATGGCGTGGCAACCTCGGCATCTTCCCACTTGCCCTTTGCTTGAAAAGCCTCTGCCCCTGACGGGGTGAAGGTGCAGTTGGGAATCTTTACCTTAGCCTGTTTTGCCACCCAATTGACGAATGCTCCACACCAGGGTTGGTTTGCCTTTTGGTAGTGAGTTTGATTCTCGGCAGGGCCTTCAATAAAACCCTCTTCGCCTCGTGCCACATCAAGAAACTTATTGAGTTGAGCTGACATATTTCCCCCTATTTATTGTTTGAAAGAAGAATGCGATAAATCTCTTCAACTTGTCGTTCTAAGCGTGCAACTGAATCCTTCATGCTTGATCCGCCATTTGGCTTCAATTCATTCAGGTAATGCTTGACAAGCCATCGAGTCACGGCAAGGAATGCTCCACCGATTGTCAAAAGAGAAACTGTGAGTGCTGCCCAATCTTGAACTGTCATCTGCCGATTGCCATCACTTGCATCGTGACGGTTCCATTTGCTGTAATACCCCAGATTCCGTTTGCCTTGTTTTCAATTGTCATCTTTTGACCGTTGTCCATATGGTATCCGGTTGCTGTGGTCACATCGCTGTTGCCAATAAAGCATTGGCCCGATGCGCTGTGAAGATAGACTGTCTCTGCTTCGGCTGTTGCATCAACGAGCAGGGTTGGCGATGTGGTGACGGTGACTTGACGGGTTGAGATTCCCATGTTGCTCCTTGAATGTTCGGGGAAGGGTTAGCCTAAAAGAGCTGCAACTTCATCGGCGGTGAGGCCGAGTTTTGCAAGTTTGCCTTCGGCACTTGCTTTGGCTGCCGCCTTTGCCGCTGCCGCTTCTTCTGCTGCTAGGGCATCGGCTGCTGCCTGTGCCTGTGCCGCTTCATTGGCTGCGATCTCTTCGGCTGTCAATGGGCGCTCTGTGACTTCGCCTGTTGCGCAGTTGACTTCGATTGCTGTTGGTGTTGTCATTATTGCTCCTTAACTAGATTTTACGCCGTAGAGATAGAAAGATGAACCTGAGACAAGATTTGCGTAAACATTCCTTATCCTAAATGAAGTTATTGCTGCATTATCAATCCACAGACCAGCATTGATTGACATTTGAGGTGCTGTTGAATTATCTTCTGCGACATTAAAAGAGAAACTTGGCTTAGATTGCGATATTCGATAATTTGGTATATATATTTCGTGACTAGAAAAGATGTTTGCTGCATAAGTTGACCCACCTGTAAGTGGATCAGCCGCAAAAGTTACGCCTGTTTGTCTGCTTGCTGTATTTGAGCCAGTACTTCCAACAAATTTCATAGAAGAATAAATTGATGTTGTAGTTCCATTTATTAAATCAAAATATATTTGATTGCCGCCACCATCAGAACCACGCAAACTCATCCTTAAAACTAAGTCGGTGTAAGTTGCAGGAATTGATGAAAAAGTAACACTAGCAGCGGCAGTGCTTAAAACATTTGATGAGATGAGTGTGTATGTCGTTGGCATAGTTACGCTTTCAGTATTCCATAGATGGTTGCTGTTGTTCCAGTATTGAAATCTCCTGCTGCATTTACTATATCAATTCTAGTAATTGCAGAAGTTGAACGCCACAAACCTACAAGTCGAATGGCCGCAGAAACAGAGGAACCTTGTCCGCCATCACATACGATGCAAGTTTTATTGGTAGAACCAGCGTAGGAAAAAATATCTACTGAAGAAGTCATTGGATTTGATCCTAGATTTGTATAGCCACCATAAAAATAAATTTGTGCTTGATTTGTATATCTTGCGCTGCGAACAACTCCGTTTGAATTGCCTTCAAGGTCTGTTAGTGAATAATTTGTTCCCGAATCTGAATTGAATCTAAGATACCCATAACCACCTGATGAAGTACCTACAATAACTAAGCGCAAATCAGTATAGGTGCCAGGAATTGAATTGAAAGTGATTGTTGCTGTTGCGCTGCCTAAAGTGGTAGTAGCGATTGGTTCGTATGTTGCTGGCATTTACGCCCCCTTAATTCCGTATATCGAAAAGACAGACCCCGTTGAATAAGTTCCTGTTCCTAAATAAAGTTCAATAGAAGTTATTGCAGCCGTGTTGCGCCAATCACCTGATCGTAATTGAACCGAACCTGCGGTTGAGTTGTTATCGCCACCGCAAATGTGTCTAGTCACTTTATTCTTTGTCGTTGAGGCATATTCGTGAATATCAATGATTCCAACATTTGGATATGTTGTTACTGTTGTGACATAACCCTGTGCCTGAATTGCAGTTTGATCTGTTCCAATGTTGCCATTGTAAACTGTTGCACCATCGCTAAGCATTGAACCGTGAAAGTCATATACTGCCGATGAGTTTCCATTAAATCGCATTGACAATGAAGTTGCTGCCGAATTGATAAAGTTGTATCGAATTTGTAAAGATGTATAAGTTGCAGGAATTGATGAAAATGTTATAGATGATCCTGAAGTTGGGGAAACAGATGCAATTGACTCATAAGATGATGCCGCTGCCGCTGCAAGGGTTCGATACCCATACGCAGAGCCGTTTGCCAAAGTTGAACTTATCGGTGACATCAAATCCCCTTATGCGAACTTCGTCTGTGTTTCAAGAACTGTATATGTTGGCGTTGCTGCTGTCTTGATGATTGTGAACACATACGCATCAATTGAAGAAGCATTTCCTGCGCTGATTGCTGCTGGTACCTTTGGGGTTACAGCGCTTCCGTCAATCTGAATCACATTTGGATAGTAGGCGGTCGTTCCGTTGGTGTTAAGCCATACAAGAGTGATTGCATCGCCAACTGCTAACGATGAATTGAGAGTGGTTCCGCTTGAATATCGGAAGTTCAGCGTGTGGTTTGCACTGGCATTGGATGTGTAATACCACACCGATGCTGTTGAAACATCAAAGTTGATTGTGCCTGTTGCAGCAGATGCGACAACATTGACATCTTCTTCAAAGCCTTTGATGACCAAATCTGATTGTGCTGATGCAATGGAAAGTGTCACGGTGCCTGAAGTTCCGCCACCTGACAAACCTGTTCCTGCTGTTACGCCTTCAATGTCTCCTGATGCCGGTGTTGCGAACTGTAAGAATAGAGCTGCACTTGCACTTGTGAAGTAAAGAATGCCACCTTGATTTTGAGCAAGAACGAGTGAACCTGATGTTGAGACTGTTGCTGTTCCTGCTGTTACGGTGCAAGTACCTGCTCCAAGATTGACAATTGTTACTGTGTCACCTGCTGCAAATAATCCTGTGTTGACGGTGATTGTCGTAGAACCTGCATTTGTCATTGAGATTGCAGTACCGCCATCGGCTGCAACAAGAACATAAGAAGCAACCTTTGCACTTGCAGCGCCACCACTCATCGCAGTCTGTTGCAGCGATGTCATTTGCGCTGCGGTCAAAACTTGACCTGTTGTGAATGTCTGTTTTGCCATTGTTACTCCTTAATCAGTAGGAAAGCACAGAGTTTGCGCCATCCAAAGTTCCTTGTGTTGCTGAATCTAAAATGAATGCCTGAATTATAGGCTCTGCTGTGAAGAATTTTGTTGTCCAAGTGTTGGTGGTGATGTCTTGTTGGATTCCCTGTACGAATAGTTCAAGGGTAACACTTCCCGACCCAGGAGTTGCTTTGGTGATGTTTGTCAGGTCGAAGATGTCTAAACTCAGACCTGCAACGATGCGAGCCGTCTCGGTGTCATCTGCCAAGTTCAGGCCGATGGAGTCAATGCGAAAGATGGCATCTTTTCGTGATTGAAGGATCATCGTTGCCTGATCTAAAGACTCGGCATCGGTTTGAACGAGTAAGCCTTCGCGCTTTCCTGAGTGGATAAAGTAGGTTTCGATACTGCTTGTATCCTGCACCGTCTGAGCTGTACCGCCTTCGCGGTTGACGGTGACATCGTTAAAGATAAGGGTGTCGTCATAGGCGAAGTCAATGGCCTGATATGAGATTCCTGTGCCGTCATCTGCAAAGTTTGTTGCAGTTCCATCTGCCTTTTGAGCCAGGGTATCTCGTGAAAGGAATATGGCGTTGCCTTCGGGGTCAATGTAGAAACCGCCGAACTCGCTGTTTTCAATCACTTGCAATGCAGAGAGAAGGTCGCGCTCGGTTGCAGGGTCTGCCTGAACGGTGCTGTCGCCTGTATCTATCTCACGCATTGAAGTTGGAAAGTTAGGAACATCAAGTAGGTTATTCATTCGATCACCTGTTGTTTGCCCTGCCGAAGTTCCTGCCACCGTTGAAATAGCAACATTAGAAAAGAGGCGGAATGCATCCACGCATTGCAAGGTCACACTTGAGATTGATTCAAGTCCAAGTTGGAAGTTTGTGTCGTAGCTTGTGATGTAGCCTGAGTAAAGGTAGTACCGAACTGAGTTGTAATCTGCGTATATGCGAATCTTGCGAAGTGGAACGAGTTTTCCATAATAGGGCGATGCCGTGTTGCTGGGCACCCAATCACCGTTGGTATCTTCAAGAACAACTGTTGCACTTCCTGCTTCGAACTTATTGAGGATTCTGTTTCTGCCTCTGCGAATGGATGCGCGAAGTGTGATGTCTGAAACATCAACGATGTCTGAAGCCGTATCTGCCAAAATGCCTACGCCAAGCGGCGTTGAAGCATCTCCAAGAATAAGAGGGTTGCCGAAGGCAGGGCCGTTGGCAAAGTCAACTGAAACGCCAAGCGTTGGCATTGCCATTAGATGGCTACCGCCGACTTTGTAATCACTTGGCCGTTATTTTGAGCCTGAAGGAGTGCGTTGCGAATACTTGAAACAAGGTCTGCCTCTGCAATCACCGATCCTGCATTGTTGACTGTGATAGTAATTCCGCCACCGAATCCGCCACCGCGTGAGAGTGGGATTACCGCTTCAGGGCCGGCTTCACCGATCAATGCCATTGTTGGAGATGTGACGATTCCACCGCTTGCAAGAGCGATCATATCGCCACCGATTGGGTTGACTCGATCTCCTCCTGAACCGCCAGTTGCCGGAGCGCCACCATCTGTTCCGCCAATAACTTTATTTCTTTCGGCTTCGCTCAAACCTGCAAGTGCCTCGGCTGCTGCTTTGGCTGCCTCTGCTGCTTCTCGAACTGCTGCTGCATATTCGGCTGCTGCTTGAGTTGCGGAAACGGCTGCTGCTGCTGCTGCATTGGCTGCTGCTGCTTGGGCTGATGCCGCAATCGCTGCTGCACTTGCTGCTTGTGCAGTTGCTTGAGCAGCATCACCTGCTGCACTTGCTGCTGCTGCGTTGATACTGGCTGCATCACCTGCTGCTGTTGCAACTGCTGCTTGTACCGATGCTGCAATCGCCTCTGCATTGGCTGCTGCTGATTCTAAACTTGCTGTTGCTGCCTTTGCCGATGCATCTCCTGCTGCCGAACTTGCAGTCTTTGCATTTTCAATTGCCTTTTGTGTCTCAGTAAAGGCGGCAACGGCTGCGGAGTTGGCTGCTGCTGATTGTGAAATCGCTGTGTCGAGCTGAATGATGTAAGCGGTGAGTGCTGAGTTTGCTTCGTTCCAGCCTGCTTTTGCTGCTTTTGCTGGATCGACAAGAGTTCCCGAATATGAAACAGGCAAACCAATTTCTTCTGTGTAAGCAAGAACTTGATCTGTTGTCAAACCCCATTGATCTTGAAGGTTTGTGATCTCTTTATCAGAAATTGTAAAGTCATCTAGTTTGCTAACAAAGTCGGCGTATTGATTGACTTCTTTAGCAGTAAGGTTCCACTTTGTTTGAAGTTTTGCGATCTCTTCATCGCTCAGTTTGCCATCATTGAGTGCTGCAAAAAAGTCAAGATATTTCTGTGCTGCCTCTTTTGAGATTCCCCAGGCTGCTGCCAAGAGTGCAACCTCGGAGTCATCAACCTTTGTATCTTTGACAACAAGGAATCGTGCAAGGTAATTAGTGACCGCATCAATTGACATTCCCCACTTTGCAGCCAAGACTCCAATTTCATCAGGGGTGATCTTGTTGTCTGCAAGTGTGATGAGAATGTCTGCATATCTTTCAGCGTTCTCATTGACTCTCTTTTGTGCATCTGCTGACTTGAGCAGTAATTCTATTTTGCGAAGTTCTTCAAGATTGTTTTGCTTGAGAAGATTTAGGCGTGCTGCTTCAAGCTGAACAGGATCGGTGTCTGAAACACTCTTGATGCCAAATACATCCAAGCCTGCCTTCTTGATGGCGGCACGCATCTCTGCTGCCTTCTTTTCGGCAGCGGTGAGTTCTTTAGTTCCTTTTGTGTTGTCATTTATGATTTTGCGATTTTTTATGTTTGCTGCTGCAACCTGACCTGCAACTCTTGCAAGATCATTCAGATGTGAATTGTATTGAACAGTTGATGCTGAAGCCTTGTCGGTTACTGTTGCAAAATTTTGATTTGCACCTGTCAACTTGTTTATTGCTATGTATGCACCACCTGCTGCAACAGCAAAAGCACCAACGGCAACTGCTGCTGCTCCTGCTGAAATGCCTGCTGTTGCAAATGCCAATCCTGATCCAGCGGCAACACCTGCTGCTGCTTGCGCTAAAAGTGCTGTTCTAAGTGCTGAGATCGCTACAACAATTGAATAAATACCTTTTGCCAACTTTGCGCCAACAAAGATTGATGCAAATATTTGAATAGCGCCTAAGTTCTCAGAGATGACTTTGAAGAATCCTGCCAACAATTTTGCAACTGCAAAAAGAGTTGTACCTAAATCCTTCAAACCTGCTGCAAGTTCATCCTTGTTTGTGTTGACCCATTTTTCAAGGGCAGGAAGAACATTGGCAACAATATATTCTGCAAATTCTTGAATGACAGGAAGGAGTGCATATCCTAAAGTTTCAAGGACTTCACCATAGGCAATTTGAAGTTGTCGCAAGCGACCTTCAAGAGTGTCTGCTGCTGTAATTGCTGCGCCACCATAGGCTTTTGTCAAAGCATCAACTGCGCCTTTGAAATCTTTATTCTTGACAATTGTTTTGTCAATACTCACGCCAAGTTTTGTGAGTGCGCCAATGTTTCCGTTGAATGCCTTTGCAATTGCTAAGGAAACGGTTTGCAAATCTTTTGTTGTGCCTGCTGCGGTATCTAGTGCAACATTTTGAAGAGCCTGTGCCTGTGTCAAATCACCTGTTGCAGTTGTGAGTGTAATCAAACTTTGACGAAGTTCTGTGTCAGATACCGCAACAAGCATCTGTTGCTTTGTTATGTATTCTTCAACAGCTTTGATTGCTTCATCGGTTGCACCTGTTGTATTGCGCAGGGCATTTGCAAGGAGTGCCTGTGACTTTTGATCTTCAATTGCACCCTTGACTGCATCCACGCCAACTTTTACTGCAAAAGCGCCAACGGCAACTGTGGCAACTGCAAAAGCTTTGCCAATCTTTTTTCCTGCATCAACAAACTTTGCTTCGAGTTTCTTGAGGTCTTTGACCGCTTGCTTTGAACCTTTGTCATTATAGACGGTGATTATGCGCTCAACGATTGACACGATTTACACCTCTCTCTGACTGATTGCGGCATCAACTCGTGCCTGTGCTTTTGCAGAGGCTTTATCAACCGCCTCGCGGATTGCGCTTAATGCTTTATATCTGTTGTTATCAACTGCGCGAATGACGGCGCGACCTTTATCTTTGCCCTCGCCACGAGCAGTCGGCAATGCGCCGTGTTCTCTTTGAATCACACCAATGAAATGCTGAGAAGCATTTGGGTTGCGTGAACGGCTTGTTTTACTCCGTGAACGAGATGCCGAACTTCCTCGACCTGCCGTTTCAAAGATTGCACCGCCTGGGTCGCGTTGAATGACTCCGTAGGTATTGCGAAAACCTGTGCCGTTCTTTTTGGTTGTTGCGGCAGTTTGTTTGATTCCTGCTTTAGCTCGTTCAGCATCGTAGGCAATAAAACCACGAGTTTGTTCTTGAGATAACGGGCCGACTCCATTGAATCTTTTGAATCCGCCTTTTTGCCATCCTGAAGGGTGGATTTGATCATTGCTTGGAAGATAGCCTTTTGCCTCAAGCACAATAGGTGCAAGAATGCCACGAATTTCTTTGTTCAATTCTCTTTTGAGGTCAGGCGCGAAGCGTTCAAGGGCGATGATGTTTTCGGTTAACCCTTGCATCTCAATCCTATAATTGATCTCCGCCATTACTTGCTTCGCGCCTTCGCTCGTTCTTTCATGTATATGACTACTGCTTCAAGTATCCCATCGGGAGCATCAAGCAAATCGGTTGGAGATAAGCCTGTCTCCACAGAGATTGCTGCTATTGAATAGGTCAGGCTGTCTCTGTGGATTCGGAATTTGGGTCAACGACCAAAGAAACTTCCTTGAGAGTGTCAAGAAAATCTCCACCGAATGGCTTCACTACATTTCCGTTGTGCTTCAAAGCTAACCAGGCCAAAAAGTAGATATGCTCTAGTTTTTGTTCATCCCCAATTAACTTTGCAAGTCCTTTGTTATATTTTTGTTCAAAGTCAACAATGATGCGTGGTCGAAGTGAATACACCTTTTCCACATCATCAGTTGTGACGACCTTTATGCATAAACCATCCATGATTTCCCCCTTGTTTGATTAAGTTGTTGTCTTTGTGATTGCGCCTGAGATGGGCCAGGACACACTTGCCGTGGCCAGTTCGCCCACAGCACCGTTCAACGGAGTCCATTCTGACACAACCGTTGAAAAACTATACTGAGGATTTATTGTAGTCGTTGCTCCGTTAACAGCTTTGACTGCAATTGTAACTGCTGTTCCAAGTGTTGGATAAATTGTCTGTTCCACACTTGAAGTTGCATAATCCTGATGAAATTCAAGAGTCACAGAGTTGTCAACAAGTCCAGCCACGCGAGTTTTTGCTGTGCTGCCGAACGCAGTTGTTTCAACAATGTCATAACTTGAAGAAAGTGAGACTGACGAAATATGATCGCTCAGATCGGTTGATCCAAAAAGCACATAGCAATTCGTAAGAACTATTCTAGCCATTACACAACCGCCTTAGTGATTGCGCCACTTACAGGCCAGGACACACTTGCGCTGGCAAGCTCTCCAACGGCACCATTTACCGGAGTCCATTCTGAGATAACAGCCTGGCAGGTATATGAAGGGTTGAACGCGCTTGTTGTTCCGCCATTTGGCTTCACAATTACTGCTGCAACTGTTCCAAGTAACGGATAAATTGTCTGTTCAACTTCGCCTGTTGCGTAATCCTGATGAAATTCAAGAGTGATTGAATTGTCTGCAAGACCTGCCACGCGAGTCTTTGTTGCTGATGATGAAAATGCTGTTGTTTCTACGACATCAAATGTTGATGAGAGCGAGACTGAGCTGACTAGGTCGCTCAAATCTACTCCACCAACAGAGATGAAGGCGTTTGTAAGAACGATGCGTGCCATTAGTTGGTCACTCCTTCTGTTGCTGGTTTGATGGATGGTTGTGCTGTATTGCTTGCCTTGATGTGGTTTGCAGAAATGAGTGCTTGTGCGCTTACTCCTGCATCAACAAGTTCTTTGTCGGTGATTGACTCACCCTTCTTCTTGCCACAGACCTCTCGATCTGAGATGACGATGTATGCCATTTGTTCTCCTTATCCCCAAATCGTGATTCTGTAACGGTAGGAAAGAAATTGAATACCTTGTGATTCATAAGTACCTGCTTCGGCACCTGTAACTCGCAAGGTGTTAACTGTTCCCCCAAGAGTGCGATCACCTTCAATTGCTGCTTTGATAGAACTTGCACCTGATCCTGCAAGGTAGTCATCAAGTTTGTCCTGTCCAGCACGCTCTGAAAAGCGTTGCACAATCACAAGGACATCAAC